ATGGATGGAGCTTATCAACCTGAACAGTCTGTTGGAGAACATGCAGATACAATAAAGAATATAAGAGAAGAGTATAACTGTGAAGGATCAATAATGTGGTCTGATCCAGCTATATTCCGTAGAGGACCGGGAGGCTCTAAAGTCGTTGGAAAGACTGTAGCTGATATGCTGCAAGATGAGGGTATCAGGACACAGAAGGGTAACAATAACATAAACAATGGTATCATTAAGGTCAATCAGTATCTAAATATACATAGTATGCATCAGAATCCAATGACTAAGAATCATGGTGCACCATTCCTATATATAAGTGATAAGCTAGAGTTTGTAGCAGATGAGTTCAATGGATACTATTGGAGAAGAGATACTACTGGTGATATAGAAGACCAGCCAATAGACAAGAATGATCATGCTATGAACACAATAAAGTATATGTTGTCACGTAGGCCAGCATTGTCTAAGATACTGAAAATAAAGAGAGACGAGCCAGTTGGTTGGTTTAAGTGGGGCGAGAGAGAAGTTCGTAAAGATGTAAGGTACGCTCGTCATGGCTAGCATACAACAATTACTAAAGGCATTTGAAAAGCTAGGAGTAATAGTTAAACCTACTCCTGATCTACAAAAGAATACAGGTAAAGGACTACTAGTTCCTAGACCCAAGGCATTGACTCCTTCTGAAGGACCATTTCCTGAGACTAAGATAGTTAAGCCAACAGAGACTAATGTATTTGTTGATCCTAACCTAAAAAATCTATCTGAAGAGGACTATCTAGCTACACTTGCTAGGGGGCAAGCAGAAATTAATGAACAGACTATAGGTACTTTATCTCCACTTCTTACTGGTAAAACACAGTTTATGGATAAGGGAGTGCCTATTACTGAACAGTTAAGAGATATAGAGAATACATTTCCTGGTACTACAGGAGTTCCTGATCCATCTAATCCTTTTGTGTTGAAGGGTAGGCAAGGTACTACTGGTGCTGGTAGAATACAGACAGATGATCCATTTGCTGATCCACTAGCTACTATTAGAGATAGGATAGCTGAGTTCTCTGTTAAGAATAAAGCACCAGAATTAGCTAGAGGTATGAACTCTACTACTAGTTTCCCACAAGAGAGTGCCTTTGTTAGAAGTAGATTAGCTGGTAAAGGTGCAGAGCCTATAGGTGATAATGACTTTATAAACAATGATGTATTCACTAAGGCTAACAACTCATTAAAAGCATTCATGGATAAGGTTGGGAAAAGTGCAGGAGCTAATCCTTCTATAGCAAGGTCTAGACAGCTTGGTCCTAGCTCACCTAACTATGTAGCACAGTCAGGTTTAGATGCACAGACATTCGGTATACTAAATCCTGGGAAGAGTAGTTTCTTAGATCAGTATCTAGATATATTGGGTCAAAGTAGGTCTGGTCCTCCTAAGACTATGGAAGCATTTGGACAGAGAAATAGGTCACAAGCTCCTACTGATGATATAAAACTACCACAAGATCAAGCTAGTGAATTAGCTGATACACTTGATGATGTAAAGAGTAGGACAGTTAATAGAGAGTCTACTGGTGGTAATGTTGATCTAAGTAAGACGAATAGAAGATCTACTACAATACCAGAAGGTGAGAGAGATACTAGTGTATCCTTTGATAGAATAAAAGATTCTAAAAATACTCCTCCCGGTGTGGGGCCAGATGATACACAGCCCAGTATGCCTACTATAGAAGAGGCAGCAGGAGAGTTGGGTCTTACTGTAGAAGAGGTACTGAATAAACTAGGAATCAAGAAACCAAAGAGACAGGCTAGACCTAAATCTACTGTGAAGAAACTTAATGGACCAGAAGAGGTTACTATAAGTAATAAGTCTAAAGGTAGTAAGGCTACTAAGTTACCTACAGAACCAGTAGAAAGTCAGGAAGTTAAAGGTAAGCTCCTTGAGGCTGATACATTATCACGTATTATTGATGAGCTAAACAGACTGAAAGCTAAATAGATGGCAGAAGAACAAATCCCACAGGAAGTAGAAGACAATATCTCCCGTTCAATTGGTGAGGAAGTCTCTAGGCCTAAGAAGAGACAGCCTACGTACCAAGTACTAGGTGACTCTAAGATACCTGTATCTAGTAAGACAGGAGAGGTCTGGAAAGATAGACTTCGGATGGGCCAGAAAGGTACTGAGTCAGTAGCAGAGGCTTGGTCTGAGGCTATGAGATACTATAACAATGATCAGATGGGTCATCGTCTAGCTAGTGATGATGTATCTGGTAATACTATAGGTAATCAGAGGCTCAATGATAATATCACTCAGTCAGAGAATGTTGTCTTCTCTAATGTCACTACTATGGTCCCTGCACTGTATGCTAGGAATCCAAAGGTAGAGTTCTCTACTGGTAATGAAGCATCTAAAGAACAGGCTACTATGGTAGAGAGGCTAGTAAATGATCTACTAGTCAGGAAGAGTAAGCCAGGTGTGGGACTGAAGAAGAAGGCAAAGAGATGTATTGTTACTACACTACTTACTAATAGATCATGGTTGACTATCAACTGGATTAGTAAGGAAGACAGTAGTGAACAGGCTCTAGTTGATCTACAGAATCTAGCTAAGAAACTAGAGAAGGCTAAGGATGCAAAGGCAATAAGAGAAGTTGAGGGTCAGATCATGGCTCTTGAGGACACTATTGATGCATTGTCTCCCTCTGGTCCTGAAGTGAAGTTTAAATTACCAACTGATGTTGTAGTCGATCCTGCTGCTATGGAGATAGATGGATCAGATGCTCATTGGATGATAGTACTAGACTATCTACCTACTTCATTCCTTAAGGCTAAGTATGCCAACAAGGTAAAGGATGAATACAAGTCTATATTCCAGCCTAGTCATGTTATGAAGTTAGGTGACAAGCTAGGAGATGAGCATGAGGATGTAGACTTCTCTCTGTTCAAGGATGACTCTAAGGCTAAGGACTTTGGGTTCGAAGATGAGACATCCTTTGAGAAGGCACAGATGACTAGAGTTGCCTTTGTCTGGGATAAGGTAACTAGGAGAGTATTACTCTTTAATATGAAGGATTGGAAGTGGCCTATATGGGTATGGGATGATCCACTCAGACTAGATACATTCTTTCCATGTTATCCACTGGTGTTCTTTGAAAGTCCTGCTGGTCCTGTTACTAAGGGAGAAGTCTCTTATTACCTAGATCAGGCAGATGCTATCAATGAGATCAGTGATGAGATGCGGAGAGCTAGAAGGTGGGCTAGAAGGAACATCTTCTTTGATAGTAATAGGATATCACCAGAGGATGCACAGGCAGTACTCAATGGCGATGATGGAACAGCTAGAGGTGTTGACTTACCAGAAGGAGCTAAGATAACTGATCTTATCTTCTCTATGCCTCCACCATCTCTACAGTTCAAAGACATATTTGATAAGGAGGGAGAGTATGCAGCAGTTGACAGAATCTCAAGTGTTGGCGAAGTGCTTAGAGGCAGTCAATTCAAAACCAACACTACCAATAGAGCAGTGGATGCAAATGTATCTGCCTCAAATATGCGTATTGATGAAAAGTCAGACGAGATCGAAGACTGGATCGGATGTGTCGCATGGGGAATAGCACAACTCTGTCTTATGAATATGGATCAAGAGACAGTATCTGGTATTATAGGACAAGAGGCTGCTGCTGAATGGACTAATATGACACCAGAGGAGATTAGATCTACATTCACTCCTAGAGTTGTAGGTGGTACATCTAAGAAGCCTACATCTAAGGCTAAGAAGGAAGAGGCATTAGAGTTAGGTCAGGTATTGGGTCAGTTTGTTAGCATCAGTCCTACAGTTGTCATAATCATGCTCAAAGTAATGCAGGAGGCATTCGATGAAGTTACGATCACTGAAGAAGAATGGCAACAGATTATCGACTCAATACAGACTCCCCCTCAACAACAGGGACAGGCTCCACAACAAGAAGGTGGACAAGCTGGAGGTGGAGAACCTGCCCCAGAACAGCAACTACAGAAGCCAAATGAAGAACAAATAAACCAGATACTAAGTAAGATGCCAGATGAAGCTAAACAGGCAGTAGTGGCTCTGATACAACAGGGAATGCCTCCACAAGAAGCACTACAACAAGTGGTACAAGCACCACCACAACAATCAGTGAACTAGGCATTGAAAGGGAAACATTATGCCAGATGAATTAGAGAAGAGCACAGAACAAGACATTCTAAGTAGTATGGGAGAGGATGATGCCCCTGACACTACGACAGAGACTGAAGTTGAAACAGTTAGTGAAGACAACGGACAGGCACCGAGCACTACGAACAACACCGCAGTCAAGGACACTAGTGAAGTCCCTGCTCCTAAGCAAGAAGCTCAACAAGGTAGTCATCCCCAAGACTTAAAGCTGGCAGATGGTACAGTTATTAAGGGTGGTGCTGAGAGAAGGTTGTATGAAAGAGGAGCAAAGTTACAGAGAGACTTCAATGAAACCAATACTAAGCTAGAAGCAGCTACTGCTAAGTTGGAAGCATATGAGAGTGCTAATAGCCTAAGCACACAGTATAGCTTAACACCAGAGGAATTGACTACTGGTGCTCAACTAATTGCAGCGTACAAATCTGATCCTGTGGCTACTGTCAAGCATATGTTGACAC